AAGCGTTGGCGCTGCAAACTTTCAGCTTGCGGACGAAGCGTCGGTGCCGGTACCCCCACCTTTATAGAGTGAAGCATGACCGATATAACAAAATTCAAAGCGATATTCAGCGGTCTGGATATAGCTTACGGAACCTACCGGATTAAAAAGGAGCGCGGTGATGGCAAACAAGCGGGGCAGGCTACCGTGGTCAGGAAACCACCCACTGATGACCTCTGGGAACAGCATCTGGCTGGTGTTGACCCTTCCCTTGGGATTATTCCTATCCGTGCTGACAATACTTGTATTTGGGGCTGTATCGATATTGATCAGTACCCTTTGGACCATAAAGGCTTGGTGGACAAAGTTGCGCAGCTAAAGCTGCCAATGGTTGTCTGCCGTAGCAAATCAGGAGGAGCACATGTCTTCTTATTCACAAAAGAGCCGGCTCCCGCTAGAGAATTTCAGGAGTATCTTAAGAATGCGGCAGCACTCCTCGGTGAGGCCGGCCGAGAGATATTCCCTAAACAGTCTGAGATACTCGTTGAACGCGGCGATACCGGAAACTTCCTCAACCTACCGTACTTCGGGGGTGATAACGGGACGCGGTATGCATTCAATGCCGACGGGTCCGCAGCCACGCTTGAAGAGTTCTATGGTCTATACGAAGCGTGCGTCCAAGAGTTGCCGCTCATTGTTCCAGAAGCGCCGAAGCAAGCGGAGAGTCCCGTCAAAGATGGTCCGCCTTGCCTACAAGCTTTGTGCGCCCAAGGATTTCCCGAGGGCACCCGTAATAATGGACTATTCAACATTGGAGTCTTTCTTAAGCGCGCATTCCCCGCAGCGTGGGAAGACAAGATGGTGGAGTACAACTTCAAGTATGTATCCCCACCGCTCCCAAACAACGAAGTCCAAATTCTTGTCAAACAGGTTGGCAAGAAAGAATATCTCTACAAGTGCAAAGACGCGCCGCTTAATAGCTTCTGCAACTCCGGCCTATGCCGTACGCGCAAATTCGGCATCGGAACAAACGGTCCTGATGCGCCTCAGATAGCAGCCCTGTCCAAGTACGCCAGTGAGCCACCCCTGTGGTTCTTGGATGTCAATGGACGCAGAGTAGAACTAGATACCGAGAGCCTCTTCACCCAAGTGGCTTTCCAAAAGGCTTGTCTTGAAAAACTCAACGTGCTGCCGCCCACCTTGCGCAAGCAAGATTGGGAACAACTGCTCAACGCCCTTCTCAAAGAGATGGTGGAAACAGAGCAGATCACCGACGCACCAGAGGACACAAGCATTACTGGCCGCTTTATGGATCTGCTTGAAGAATTCACAACCCACATGCAAGAAGCAATGGACCGCGAAGAGATGCTCATGGGCCGCCCGTGGACGGATGTCGATGAAGCGAAAACCTACTTCCGGATCAAGGACCTTGAAGCACACCTGAAGCGCAACAACTTCATTGGCCTCACGGCTCCGAAGATGGCTCAGCGCCTTCGCGATATGGGTGGCGAGCCGATACCGCTGTTCCTCAAAGGCCGGACTGTGCGCTGTTGGCGTATACCGCGCTTCCAGAAACAGGACGCACCATTTGAATCACAAACCAAACGCACTACAGGGAGCCCATTCTGATGCTGAAAATTGACGGACACGACGATGCTGTTATCGGCCCTGCAATGATCTGGGGCCAAGGCGGAACCCGTATATCAGTTCTGGTATACGACGCAGAAGCCATTCGCGCAACGCTCATCCACCGCGATGGCATGGACCCTGACGAAGCACGCGAATACATTGAGTTCAACATCGAGGGCGCTTACATGGGCCCCGACACACCCATCCTTGTTTGGATGGAAGACTTGTGGGACGAGGACTACGATGAGTGATATCCGCAAGGTCTTCGGACCTCCGGGCTCAGGCAAGACCACGTACCTTCTGAACGTGGTTGACCGCGAGTTGGCAGCCGATCTGTCTCCCATGCAGATCGGCTATTTTTCTTTCACAAAGAAAGCCGCAACAGAGGCCAAGGACCGAGCGATTGCGAAGTTCCCTGCCCTGAATGCGCGCACCGACTTCCCGTACTTCAGAACCCTGCACAGCTTGGCTTTCCACTGCCTTGCCGTCAAGGTGGACTTCATGATGAAGCCCGCGGATTACCGAGAGTTTGCTGCCGAAGCCGGTATTCAAATGAACGTGGTCCAAGAAGATGATGTGGACATGGCCAAGGCCGACAATCCCATCCTCAACGAGATCAATCTAGCCCGCATCCGCGGAGTAGATCTGCGGGAGCACTACAACCGATGCGGCCTTGATATCGAATGGCATCACTTTGAATTTGTCGAGCGCTCCTACCGGCACTACAAACGTAGTAAAGAACTACTTGACTTCACAGACCTGCTGGAGATGATTGTGGTGCAGCCCGAGCGCCTTCCCGCGCTTGAAGTGCTGATCGTGGACGAAGCACAGGATTTGTCCCGCCTGCAGTGGCAGCTTGTCGAATCCCTCGCTAAAAAATCCAAACGGGTATTCCTCGCCGGCGACGACGATCAGGCAGTGTTCACTTGGGCCGGTGCAGATGTCAAGAGCTTCTTGTCATTTGAGGGCCAGATTACAGTCCTTGATCAGTCCTACCGCGTCCCATCAATAGTTCACAAACTTGCTAACCGAGTTGTGCAGCAAATTAATGAGCGCCAAGAGAAAGAATGGAAGCCCCGCGACTACGAGGGCGCCGTCATGACCTATTACCGCTTTGAAGATGTGCCAATTGATGACGGCCAATGGCTCATCATGGGCAGCACCAACTATCTTTTGAACCCTATCCATGATTGGCTCAGGGCCTCTGGAATCCTTTTTGAGCGCTCAGGGGTACCAAGCCTTAGCCTGACCCTTTTAAAAGCCGTACAGGCATGGGAAAAGCTGCGCAAAGGGGAGTTCCTTTACGGCGATGAGATCAAAAACGTCTACAAATACATTGGCGCTGAATACATCACCAAGGGCTACCGAACTTTCAAGGGCGAGGCGCTTCTTGAATACAGCATCAAGGACCTGCAGAAAAGCTTTGGATTGCAGACCGATGCAATCTGGCATGAAGCCCTGTCCCGCGTTACCGAAGACAAGCGTTTTTACCTCACCGCAGTCCTTCGCCGCGGAACCAAGCTCTCAACCATGGGCCGGATTAAACTGTCCACGATCCACGGAGCCAAGGGAGGCGAGGCGGACAATGTGCTGCTGCTCATGGACCTCTCACCCAAATTTGCAAAAGAGTACGCAAGTAACGGGGACAATGTTCACCGGCTCTTTTACGTAGGAATAACCCGCGCCAAGCAGACACTTCACTTAGTTCTGCCAAAACATATAGAAAAAGGCTTCAAAATATGAAAACAATTCCACTTTTCCCCACTCCGACAGAATGGGTGGCTCCGGAAGTGTTTCCGAATCTCTCAACAGCGAAAGAAATAGCAATTGATCTCGAAACTTGCGACCCCAATTTGGAATCCATGGGCCCGGGATGGCCTCGGAACGACGGTTTCGTTGTCGGCTACGCCATTGCCGTCGATGGATGGTCTGGATATTTTCCGGTGGCGCATCAGGGTGGTGGAAATCTGGACAGACGCAGAGTGGAGAGATGGCTCACGGACGTACTGGCTTACCCTTCCGATAAGGTTATGCATAACGCCGCCTATGACTTGGGGTGGCTACAAGCAAGTGGTTTTAAGGTTAACGGACGGATCGTTGATACCATGCTCGCCGCCCCACTTCTTGATGAAAACCGTTTCAGCTTTGCTCTCAACTCGTTGGGATTTGACTATCTCCAAGAAGTCAAGTCAGAACAAGGGCTCAAACAAGCCGCTGCGGACTTCGGAGTTCATCCAAAAAAGGAACTTTGGAAACTACCCGCCATGTATGTGGGAGAGTACGCTGAGCAGGATGCAGCGCTCACACTGAAACTGTGGCAAGCCTTTAAGATCCGCATGCGTCAGGATGAAGTCGAATCGATCTTTAACCTCGAAACAGAAGCCTTCCCCGTCCTGCACAACATGACAAGCCGCGGGATCCGCTTTGACCGGACTAAATGTGAGCGGTTGATTGACCAACTGATTGCCCGTGAGAAACAAATCCACAAGGACCTCAAATCACTTGTCGGATCCAACGTCGATATCTGGGCCGCACAAAGCATCGCCCTAGCTTTTGACAAGCTGCACCTGCCTTACGCAAAGACCGAGAACGGCCAACCGAGCTTTACAAAAGGCTTCTTGGATGGCTGTGAGCACCCGATTGCCAAGATGATTGTGGAGGCGCGCGAGACCAACAAAACGCACAGCACCTTCCTGCAGCCGTACCTGAACTTCAGCGCCAAGACCGGCCGTATCCATCCGCACGTCAACCAGATGCGCTCAGACGATGGCGGCACCGTTACAGGACGTCTGTCCATGGCCAACCCGAACTTGCAGCAGGTCCCTGCCCGCCACGAGATCATCGGCCCCATGGTCCGCAGCCTGTTCCTTCCCGAAGACGGGGAGATGTGGGCATCAAATGACTTCTCCTCACAGGAGCCGCGCCTGCTTGTCCACTACGCCAATCTGCTCGATTTACCCGGAGCCGAGAAGATGGTGGCAGCCTATCAAGACAACCCCAACACGGACTTTCACCAGATGGTTGCCGACATGGCCGGCATCAAAAGGAAAGCTGCCAAGACCATTGGTCTGGGCTTGATGTACGGCATGGGCAAGAACAAACTGGCAGCGCAACTGGACTTGAACCTTGACGAAGCGTCTGAGCTTATCGACCAGTTCCACAGGAATGTCCCGTTCCTAAAAGGCACAGTCAATGCCGTGATGAAAAGGATCGAGCATCCCGCGTCAGGCGGATCCATCCGCACCCTTCTTGGACGCAAGTGCCGGTTCCCACTTTGGGAGCCGATGGAGTGGGGCGTGAACAAAGCTCTGCCACGTGAACAAGCCGTCATGGAATATGGCCAACGGATCAAGCGCGCAGGCACCTACAAGGGCTTAAATCGTTTGATCCAAGGGTCTGCTGCCGACCAGACAAAGGCGGCAATGGTAGCGCTTGCTCGGGAGGGGATCATGCCCATGCTGCAAGTTCACGATGAACTGGCGTTGAGCGTCAAGACAAGGGAAGAAGCTGAGCGTGCTGCCGAGATCATGGCAACGTGCGTGAACCTACAAGTCCCCAGTCGGTGCGATGTGGAAATCGGACCCAACTGGGGCGAGGCAAAGTAATTACCGGACGCGCCCTTCGAGGCGGTCTGCTACCAACTTAGCGTAGCCTGCAATATCTAACCAGTGGTCAACCACGTCAGGATTGCCGTTCACAATGCGGCCAATCTTGTGGATGATCATGTCCATGGCCTCGGCCTGATCATGTGCCAAGGTCTTGTCACGATTGTTCAATGCTTTCAGCACAACACGTTTTAGCATCTGCATCACTTCAGCGCCCTCAATGAACTTGCCGTACTCCACGGCCCGAGCGTCAAGGGTCTCGTCTACCTGATCAGGGAAATCAAACATCTCAATTGCCAATGGTGCGCTGCCGGCAGCGCTCTGCTGTGCAGGAGCAAGCGTGGCCAACTGCTGTGACTTTGGTGGGAACACAAAGCCTTTTCTCTTCATCGAATTGCGCAAAACATAGACAGT